GTCGGGAGGTTCCTGGACATGGGCCTGGGAAAGACGGTCATCACGCTGACGGCGGTCTGGGAGCTGATCTACGACACCTTTGAGGTGAGCCGCGTTCTGGTGATCGCGCCGAAGCGGGTAGCGGAGGATACCTGGACCCGTGAGCACGAGAAGTGGGATCACCTGAAGGGGCTGGTCATCTCCCGAGTGCTGGGCACCGCAGAGCAGCGCCGGCGCGCGCTGGCAGCGCCTGCGGACGTCTACGTGATCGGCAGGGATAACGTCACCTGGCTGGTGGAGCTGTGCCGCGAGCGGAAGCGCTGGCCCTTTGACATGGTGGTGATCGATGAGCTGAGCAGCTTCAAGAATCCGCAGGCGAAGAGGTTCAAGGCCTTGCGGAAGGTCATGCCGCAGGTGCGGCGGGTGGTAGGACTCACCGGCACACCGAGCCCGAACGGGCTAATGGACCTGTGGGCGGAGCTGTACCTGCTGGATCAGGGCGAGCGCCTGGGGCGCACACTCGGCGCCTACCGGGAGCGGTACTTCCGGCCCGGAGCCCGCAACGGTTTTGTCGTGTACAAGTGGATCCCGACCCGGACCGCGCAAACAGAGATCGAGCAGAAGATCAGCGATATCTGTGTAAGCATGAGCGCTGCGGACTACCTCTCCCTGCCGAAGCGGATCGATAACGTGATCCCGGTCACGCTGTCGACGCCGGAGCTGCAGCTGTACAAGGAGATGGAGAAGGAGCAGCTGCTTACCGTTGACGACGAGGACGTGGTGGCTCTGAGCGCGGCTGCCGTTATGAACAAGCTGCTGCAGATTGCCAATGGGCGCGTGTACGCAGCTGACGGCGCCGTGGTACAGATCCACGAGGCGAAGATCGAGGCGCTGGCGGAGATCGTCGAGGCTTCGTCTGAGCCGGTGCTGGTGTTCTACAGTTACAAGCATGACGCTGACACCATCCGAGAGCGATTCCCGGAGGCGAAAGCGCTGGAATCAGAAGCGGACATCCGCGACTGGAACAACGGTGAGATCGGGCTGTTGCTGGCGCATCCGGCCTCTGTGGGCTACGGGCTCAACCTGCAGGACGGCGGGCACGTGATCGTGTGGTACGGTCTGACCTGGAGCCTGGAGCTATACCAGCAGGCTAACGCGCGGCTGCATCGACAGGGGCAGCAGCGTCCGGTGATCATCCACCATCTGATCGCGGAGGGTACTGTGGACGAGCAGGTTATGCGGGCCCTGCAGGAAAAGGACACAAGTCAGGCGGCACTGCTGGCAGCGCTGAAGGAGAGGAGAGACGTCGAGTGCTAGTCATCTGTGTGTTGGCGGCGTTCGCGTTGGCCATCATCATCGACATCTTGCTGGAGAGGAAAGGAAGGTAAAGAGTGAAGAAGATACTGGGCATCATACTTGCGACGGCGACGGCCTTGTTGCTGTCGGTGCCGGCGCTGGCATCCGAGGAGGACGGCCTCGCGCTTATAGCGGAGCGGGAGAACTACGCCGGGATCCTCGCCGAAACCGTCAACAGTCAGATCGAGGAGGCGCGCAGGGCTGCCGAGGAGGCCCGGAGAGCAGCAGAGAGAGCGGAACAGGCGCGGAAGGCTGCGGCTGTGCAGACAGCAGCGTACAGCGCCGGATCCAGCGAGGGGCGCTACCTCGGTGTCTGTGAGGTCACAGCCTACTGCGCCTGTGAAAAATGTTGTGGCAAGTCCGACGGCATCACAGCGACAGGCACAACAGCGACACAGGGACGGACGGTAGCGGTAGACCCGTCAGTTATCCCGTACGGCAGCATCGTCATCATCAATGGCCACGAGTACATAGCCGAGGACTGCGGCGGCGGGATAGGCGGTACCCAGATAGACATGTTCTTCAACAGCCATCAGGACGCACTTAACTGGGGGCGTCGGTGGTTGGACGTTTGGGTGAGGAGCGCGTAAGCTGACAGAGGGGGCGAGCCCAGATGTATTACACAAAGGCGACCGTGCCGCCATATAACCGGGAATGCCGGGGATGCCTCTTTGTGAGCGTGGAGGGCGGCTGCGATGTAAGCTTTATCTGCGGCAGGTCCCGCAAAGGGATTTTCCGGGAATTAGGGTATACCGGCTCCGGCGGTTATGACTGTCCTATGCGGGCGGAGACGGCGAAGGATTTTACAGAGAAAGTAAAGAGGTTTGTCCGCGGCGGCGGACTGATCAAAAGCTGGAGACGAGGATCTTTCTGGCATTGAAGAGGAGGAACGTATGATGGAAATGACCGTTGCGGATATTGTGAAAGAGTACAACGAGAGCAAGAATCCTTACAAGCAGGTGCAGATCCTGGCACAGCAGAACCTCTGCACGAACAAGGAGATGGCTCGGCTGCTGGCGGACAACGGCGGTCAGGTGGACAGGCGGTATCTGCCAGCGGGGAAGCCAAAGCAAAAGCAAAAGGCATCTGTAAAAAAACCTGATCAGACGGCGAAGGCGGACGCCGGCAAGGCGCGTCTGTCCCTCGTGCCGACTCGGATCATCTTTGACATCGCCAGGATCCGGGAGTACGGCAACCAGAAATATCATGATCCGGATAACTGGAAGACCGTAGAAATCGAGAGGTACAGAGATGCTGCCTTCCGGCATCTGCTGGCGTATATCGACAATCCTCGCGGCGTGGATGATGAGAGCGGGCTGCCGCACCTGTGGCATCTGGCATGTAATGTTGCGTTCCTCTGCGATATGGAGGATGCCTATGACAAACGCTGAGACCTATGATTGGCTTTACAGTGTGCGCCGGCTGGATCGGCAGATCAAGCGCAAGCGCGTCAAGCTGGATGCGCTGCGCAGCTGCCTGATTCCGGGCGCGTCGCGATATGACGTGCCGAGGGTGCAGAGCACGCCGGAGGATAAGCTGGAGGCCGTGTATCTGCAGGTGGACGAGCTGGAGCGGCAGGTGGAGGAGCTGCGCCTGCGCCTTGCGGAGACTATCAATGCCATCACCGACGCCATCGACCAACTGGAGGACGAGAACGAGGCCACGGTGTTGACCTGTTTTTACATCGGGCGGCAGTCGATGATCAAGGTGGCCGCTCAGATCTATGTCAGCGAGCGCACTGCGTACTACATCCGCAAGCGCGCCGTGCGGCATCTGGCCGAGCTGATGGATCGCGCATGAATCCAAAAAAGACGCACATACAGAAACTTTGCAGGCATTGCAGAAAAAAGGATGATATGCTGTAAAGTGCAAAGAGTATCGAGAGCGGGCAGGGGTCTGGCCGCTCTCTTCTTTTCGGAGAGCCGCTGGGTCGCGCATGCCCAGGCGGAGGGCGAACACGGCACTGACGAGGCGGGGGAGCTGTGTATGAGGGATAAAAGGACGGCCGTGGAGGACTCATGCCTTTCTTCGTGTTGTTGCGGGGCGGTAGCTTCCCTGTGACAACGGTACCTTCTTTCGGCATGGTGCCGTCCTGTCCCTCGAGACCTTTTGAGAGAGGTGGGGTAATTGGCTCAGCTGACCGACAGGCAGATTAAACAGATCATTGCAGACCGGGCAGACGGTATGACAGAGCGGCAGCTCGCAAAGAAGTACAGTGTCGCCCAGTCGACAATCCATCGGCAGCTGGTTAAGGCGTCATCGGAGATTCGGAGAAAGGTCGAGCGGAAGAAAGAGCAGAACACGGCGGACATCATCGCCTATATGGAGAGCAAGCGGGACATTGTCAATGAGATCATCGGCAAGGGCCTTGCCGCACTCAACGATGAGGAGAAGCTGAGAGACGCCGCGCCGGCGCAAATCACGACGGCGATGGGGACATTGATCGACAAGTTTACCGCCGTCGAGCGTGCTGCGGTGGATGACAGGCCCTTCGAGCTTCCAGCGCGTGTTCTGGGCAGGGACTTCGTAGATATCAATAGGCAGATCCTTCCGAACAGGAAATATGTGTTTCGAGGCGGACGAGGCAGTTTGAAGTCGTCCTTTGTCTCACTGAAGATCGTGGAGCTGCTTCTGAACAATCCACAGATGCACGCTTGCATCGTGAGGAAGGTGTACGCCACCATAAAGGACAGCGTTTTCGCCCAGATGATCTGGGCGATCTCCATTCTCGGGCTGGAGAGTGACTTCAAGACTCGGACGTCGCCTTATGAGATCGTGTACAAGCCCACTGGCCAGACGATATACTTCCGTGGCTGTGACGATCCGCTCAAGCTCAAGGGTATCAAGCCTCGCTTCGGATACGTTGGGATCCTCTGGAAAGAAGAGAAGGACCAGCTGGCGGGGCCCAACGAGGAAAGGTCTGTCAATCAGTCCGTACTCCGCGGAGGCCCGGAGAGCTATGACTTCTCCAGCTATAACCCGCCCCGCTCCCGGAGCAACTGGGTCAACCGGGAGGCCGTGGAGCTCGATGAGCGGCGAGTGGTGCATGAGTCATGTTATACCGATGCACCGCCGGAATGGCTGGGACAGGCGTTCCTGGATGATGCCGAACAGCTTAAGCGGCTGAACCCCGCGGCCTATGAGAACGAATACAAGGGCGTTGCCAACGGAGACGGCGGCAGCGTGTTTGCAAATCTGGAGATCCGCGAGATCCCGGATAAGGAGCTTGAGCGCTTCGACCGGATATACAACGGTCTGGACTGGGGGTACTACCCTGATCCGTGGGCATTCAACCGGATGCACTATGACGCCTCACGGCTGACGCTGTACATCTTTGCTGAGGCGACCCGGTGGAAGATGGGCAACAAGGATACGGCCCAGGTGCTGCGGGATATGGGAATCAGGGACGACGACTTGATCACGGCGGACTCAGCGGAGATCAAGAGCGTCAAAGACTACCAGGATTATGGCCTGCTGTGTAAGGGCGCCGTCAAGGGTCCCGGGTCTGTGGACTACTCTCACAAGTGGCTGCAGAGCCTGGTCAAGATCGTGATCGACCCGGTCCGATGCCCTGATACGGCGAAGGAGTTTTTGGAGTACGAGTACGAGCGGGACAAGGACGGTAACGTGATCAGCGGGTACCCGGACGCCAACAATCACCACATCGACGCCGTCCGGTATGCCATGGAGACGGTATGGAAGAGGCGGGGTCAATGATATGCTGCAGAGATTTATAAACTGGATCCGAGGAGTGATCGCAAGAATGTTTCACGTGACAGACGCCAAGCGGGCGCTCAATGTAGATATTGCCATTTCTCAGAAAATGCAGGACGCAATCGACCTGTGGTCTTCGATGTTTCTGGACGAGGCGCCGTGGTACACCGACGACGTCAAAGGGATTGGTTTGCCGGCGGCCATCGCGGAGGAATTTGCCAGGCTGGTCACCGTGGAGTTCGAGAGCTCCATCGAGGGCAGCCCGCGCGCGGACTGGCTAAACGACGAATATGCGGAGGCCGTTCTGTCGCATCTGAAAGAGAACGTGGAGACTGCGGCAGCCTGCGGCGGGGTCGTGTTCAAGCCCTATGTGGACGGGGAGCAAATCGCTGTGGACAATGTGCCGGCATGGCGCTTTCTGCCCACAAGCTTCAACAGCCGTCAGGAGATCACCGGTGCGGTGTTCGTGGAGCGGGTGACCCGCGGCAAGACGCACTATACGCGCATGGAGCAGCACCAGCTGACAGAGGAGGGATACACCATCCGCAACCTGGCCTTCTCATCACAGTCTGAGGGCAGCCTGGGCAGCGCCTGCGCCCTGTCAGAGGTGGACGAGTGGGGGCGCCTGGAGCCGGAGGTGTCGATAAGATACAAGGACGGCACGGCGCCGGAGCGGGTGCTGTTTGCCTACTTCAAGATTCCGCTGGCGAACAACATCGATCCCGAGTCGCCGCTAGGTGTGTCGGTCTACAGCCGCGCGACAAATCTCATCCAGGATGCGGACGAGCAGTACGGGCGCATACTCTGGGAGTATTCCGGCACCGAACTGGCGGTAGACGCCACAGCTGGCGCACTGAAAAAGGACGAGCGCGGCAACTTCAACATGCCGCAGCGCAAGCGACGCCTGTTCAGGGAGCTGGCCCTTGACAGGGGTGAATCCGGAGACCTGTATGAGGTGTTTTCCCCGGAGATCCGGGACACTTCCCTCTTCAACGGGCTTGATAAGATCCTCAAGCGGATCGAGTTCAACTGCTCCCTGGCTTATGGGACACTGAGTGATCCGCAGAGCGTGGAGAAGACTGCTGAGGAGATACGCACATCCAAGCAGCGCAGCTATGCGGCTGTGTGCAAGATGCAGGACGCCCTGGGCAAAGCCCTGGATCATCTTGTCTGGGTCATGGACTTCTACGCCACCATGTACAATCTGGCGCCGCGCGGAGAGTACGAGCTCAACACCATCTTCGGCGACGGTGTGCTTGAGGACGCGGGCCTGGAGTTCACCCGGCGCAAGTCACTGGTGGATGCAGGGTATCTGCGGCCGGAGAAGCTGCTGGCCTGGTATTTCGGTATCAGTGAGGACGAGGCGCGGGAGATGCTGCCGGAGGCGGAGCCCACCCTGGAGCTGGGATAAATGCTTACACCTGAATACCTCGAGGATCTTCCGGAGGCCGTTGTAAAGCTGTACCAGGAGGCGGAGGACGCGATCCTGGCGGACATGGCGCGGCGGATCGTCAACATGGACCTGTTTTCCCCGGCGTCGGTCTGGCAGCTCAAGAAGCTGCAGGAGGCCGGAGCGCTGACGGACGATATCCTGGAAGAGCTGTCCAAGCGGACGCACAAGACCAAGGCGGAGCTGCGCAAGCTGCTGCAGGAGGCCGCCAACATTTCCCTGGACTTCGACGAGGGCATATACGAGGATGAGGGCCTCATGGGGGACCCGCTGAGCGCCAGCGAGCCTCTGAGGCGCATACTCAACGCCGGGTACCGTAAGACGCTGCGCACGATGCAGAATCTGACGGGCACCACAGCCCGGACAGCCACGCAGCAGTTTGAGCGCGCCCTCGATAAAGCTTGGCTCAAGGTCAACAGCGGCGCTTTTTCATCCGATCAGGCTGTCCGTGACGCCGTGAAGGAGCTTTCGGAGCGCGGGGTGGAGAGTATAACCTACCACAAAAACGGGCGTGTGACACGCACGGACACGCTGGAGGTGGCCACGCGCCGGGCAGTGGTGACGGGCGTCAATCAAACCTGCGGAGAGCTGCAGATCGAGCGGGCGAAGGAGCTGGGCGCGGATCTCATGGAGCTGTCCGCGCACGCCGGCGCCAGACCGACACATGCGGAGTGGCAGGGCAAGATCGTGAGCCTGAGCGGGCAGCCTGGGTATTTGAGCTTGGACGATATCGGCTACGGAGACGTGACCGGCTTCAAGGGTGCCAACTGTCGGCACGACTGGAGCCCGTACTTCGAGGGGGCGCCGCGCACCTGGACGCCGGAGGCTCTGGCCGAGCTGAACGCGAAGAAATATACATACAACGGCAAAGAGATCACCCAGTACGAGGCGAGCCAGATCCAGCGGAAGAACGAGCGGGAGCTCAGACGGTGGAAGCGGGAGTACAAGGCCATGCAGGCCGCGGGGCAGGACACGTCTGAGGCGGCGTCGAAGATCGCGTACTGGAACAAGCGGCAGGACGACTTCCTGGAGCAGACGGGCTTCAAGCGGCAGCAGAGCCGCGAGGAGATCGCGGGCTTTACATGGAAGGACCAGAAGGCGGCTGGCAAACAGGCGGCGGAGCGGGAAAAAGAGTTTACAAATGCCGCAGATGATGCTATTATAAACGAGGCTAGGGCGATTGATTCGCTGAGTGTCGATAACAGAGAGGCAACAAAGTATACGCCGCAAGAGATTTTTGAGGAGCTTCAGACCTCACCTATAGGCCTGCAGACGATTAGGCATATCCGAGACAGTGATGCGCGAATCTTTCTTGATAATGAAGCACCAGAAGGCACAGAGCGTGGGTATCAGCAAGGTGAAGCGATCCACCTGTATCTCCACAACATAGGGTCTCGGCGGATAGCAGGGCAGACTTTGATTCATGAGATGGCGCACTACTGGTACAGAATCGGAAACTGTCAGCACGCGGAAGCTGTCTGCTTCGCTATGGAAAAAATGCACATACTTGGGCGCGATTACTTAACCCCTGATGAATGGAGTCAGATGGTACAACTAGCGGTTGACAATTATGCGGATAAAAAGTGGGAGGCCGGAGGATATGGAGACTTTACACAATTCGACTTTGTCAGAGACGGTTAACCTTGCTCGCCTGCGTGCTGGTGAGCCAGTTCTATGCCTTAGCTGTCATAATGGCTTTTACCAACCAACTAATCCCGAGGCAAAGGTTAATCACAATTATGCTTGTGACAATTGTGGCGACCGCGTCCACTGGGACCCTGTTGTGGAAATCACCTAACAGTCAAGCAACCGTCAAGCAAAACAGAACACAGAAGGAACAACCGATTATCGGCTGTTCCTTTTTTGTTACCAAAATTCGCCCGGCGGCGGGTGTAACAAGCCGCGACCCGCGTGATGCGACCACGAGAAAAGCATAGGAAGGAAAGGATTTCAGCATGAAACGCGAAGAAATCAAAGAACTCATCCCGGAGATCACGAAGGAAGCCCTCGACGCCATCATGGCCATGAACGGCAAGGACATCGAGGCGGCCAAGGCAAACACCGCCGCTCTCACCACGGAGCGGGATGGCCTGCAGGCGCAGCTGGCAGAGGCAAACAAGACGATCCAGTCATACAAGGACATGGACGTCGACGGGATCAAGCAGTCCGTAAAGGACTGGGAGACGAAGTACAACACCGATACCCAGCAGCTGAAGGACGACCTGGCGGCCGTTAAGTACGGCTACGCCGTGGAGGGCGCGGTCCGAGATCTGAAGTTCTCCTCCAAGAGCGCCCGGACGCAGTTTGTGGCCGATCTGACGGCCAAGAAGCTGCCACTGCAGGAGGGCAAGCTCCTGGGGCTGGAGGACTTCACGAAGACCTACCGGGAGACGGACCCCGAGGCCTTTGTGCCGGAGGGAGACGACAAGACGCCTATCGTCACCAAGGGCGGCGGAGGCGGAACAACCGGCGGCTTCGACGCGCTGAGAGCTGCGTTCGGGCTGCCGACGACAGAAAAATAAGGAGTAATAAAACATGGCAAATTCTATTGCACTTGCAAAGCAGTATGTAACGCTGCTGGACGAGGTCTACAAGCTGGCCTCCATCACGTCCGACCTGGACGGCAATCCGGAGCTCGTGAGACAGGGCGCCAACGCCAACGAGCTCGTCATCCCCAAGCTCTCCATGCAGGGCCTGGGCGATTATTCCCGCAACAGCGGCTACGTCACCGGCGACGTGACCCTGACCTATGAGACGGTGTCCTGCAACTTCGACCGCGGCCGCATGTTCACGGTCGACAACATGGACAACCAGGAGAGCGCAAACATCGCCTTTGGCCGTCTGGCCGGTGAGTTCATCCGCACCAAGGTGGCCCCCGAGCTCGACGCCTTCAGGTTTGCCCAGTATGCCGGCACCAGCGGCATCTCCAAGGTGGCCTCCGGCGCCACTCTGAGCGCCGGCGCCGACGTGCTGGCCGCGATCCGCGCAGCCGTGACCAAGATGGACGAGGACGAGGTGCCCCTGGATCAGAGGTATCTGTACATCACGCCCACCCTCCACGGCATGATCCAGGATCTGGACACCACCAAGAGCCGCGAGGTGCTGGATCGCTTCGCAGCTATCAAGGACGTGCCTCAGACCCGCTTCTACACTGCCATTGACCAGCTGGACGGCACCTCCAGCGGCGAAACCGCAGGCGGCTATGCCAAGGCCAGCGCCGGCAAGGACATCAACTTCATGATCATCCACCGTCCCGCGCTGATCCAGTTCAGCAAGCACGTTGCACCGAAGATCGTCACGCCGGACTTGATGTTCCCGGCGGTCAAGTTCGCATCGCCGGAAATGGTCTGCGCGCCCGTGAGGTACTGCCCGGCGCTGATCGTCTGATCGGACGTTCCGGGGGTATAGGTCGCGGCGGCTTTGGTCGTGATGCTCCCGGTCACTTTCCCGCTGGCGACATACGCCGTCTTGCCGCTCAAAATATCGCCCGCGACTGCGGTGGCGTCGCTGGTGTCCGACCCTCCTGACAGTTCAATGATCGTTCCGTCCGATTTCTTTACTTTAAGTTTGATGTTGTCGTTTTCTTCCGCGAGAAACGCGGTCACGTTTCCGCTCGGCGGCGTGAAGTTGCTCACGGCGGAATTGCTTTCGATTTTCACCAGTTTCGGCATATCGTTTTCTCCTTTATCATCCAAGCACTGTTACGGTCGATCCGTCCGACTTTTTAGCTTTTAGCACGACCTCGCCGCTTTCCGTGGCGAAGAAAAGTATGACCTCGCCGGAGTTCGGCGTGGCGGTCGGCGCGTTTTCAATTTTTTCAAGCGTTGGCATATTGTTTTACTCTCTATTCAATTTTGGTAACAGTATTGCCTTTCAAACGATACAAGTATTGCTTTCCTTGTTTGACTGCATACGCACACTCGGTAATGTTACTGGAAACAGAAGAACTGTACCCCAAAACTCCTGCCCAGTCATCATCCGTTCCGATCATCGTTAATGTCGGAAGAGAATTTTCATAACCAACCGCATACAAATTTCCGCCTTTCAGCGCGTAGGCGTAGGCTTGAATTGTATTGTTGTAATTAACGCCGTAAAGCCCGGATACAGCAGTCCAGCCTGGTTCATCATTGATTTCGATAACGAAATGATTTGAACCATTATAGCCAACGCCGCATAATTTTCCATTGAATATGCCAATGCTGTAAGTCCATCCATAATTGAAGGATGATGATGTATGGCGATATGAAGCGAGGCCGTCGATAGCTGTCCATGTTCCTGCTAAAACCGGCGTTACACTATTGTATGGGTAAAGCGTTCCGTCACATATAGCATATATGGCGTTCGCAAAATAACTACCGGTTGTCCCCATGCTCCAATTTCCAACAATGTTGGTTTGAGTTTCGCCGTTGAGCGTATTCGCCAACTTTCCATCACTTGTCATTCCGAAACGAGAATTGAACAGTTTAACCCATTCTTTGTTACCTACTTGTGATGCTGATCCTGAATTGAAGTTATACAGTTTTCCTTGACGAATTGCATAAATACCTCGTACATCTTGCCAGTCGGTTTCTTCTCCAACTTGCACTGCAGTTGAGCCAGACAACCTCCACAGAGTTCCGTTTGCCCTCAGTCCGACGTCTTTCCAGTCATCGAAATTGCCTACTTGCGTATATCCTGTTCCGTTATGATAAAATAACTTTCCATCGATAATGTAGTATTGTCCCGAAACGAAGTTTTTCCACAGTTTTCCTGATAAACTGCTGTAAACAAGATTATTACCGGCATAAGCACGGAGAATTTTCCGATTTCCGTAATAAACATCGCCAATTTTTACATCACCTCGCCAAATGCTCATGTCAAGCCTCCGGGATCAGATAAAGCGTTGTCGATTCCGGGGCGGCTGGAAGTTCGGTCACGACTTCGACAGCGAATGCGCCTCCGGGCGGACCTTCCTTGCCGCCAGCGCGCCACACGCGCCACGTCCCGGAGAAACTCGCGAGGTTTGCCGCCGCCAGCAGGGGAGCAACCGGGATTTTGAACTTGTGATTGGTAGCATCATGCTCGATCCATCCGTTGTCGATGTCGTACACCACGCCGGAGATTTCAACTGAGGTCGGAACAGTATCATCATCCAGCACAAAATAACCATCCGTCGCGCCGGTAGTCGGCCATGCCGAAGACGAAGAAGC